CTGTAAGATTCAGGCAGCAAGATTATTTGTTAGAAAGCAATCTCCATTTGGTATTGCAGGATCTGTAGAACTAGGAACAGTTCGTTTGAATTCTCGTCTAGATCCAGATGTTGAGATGCTATTAAAGACTTATCGCAGAAACTTTGGGTTGGCATACTAATGGCAATTGCAAATGTTCCTGGAGTAAGAGATGCTTTGAAGGCAAATCTTCAAACAATTACAAACATGAGAGTATACGATCAAATCCCAGATGTTATAGTTCCACCATGTGCTGTAGTTGGCCAATTAGATTTCACATTTGACATTGATAACCAAAGAGGTCTGGATCAGGCTTCTGTTGATGTTTATGTGATTGTACAAAGAATATCAGAGAGAAGTGGACAAGAAAAACTTGATCTTCTTTTGGCTGGAAGTGGTAATGGTTCAATCAAAACTGCTTTAGAGTCAGATAGATCATTAGGTGGACTTGTTAATACTCTAAGAGTTATAAGTGCTGAAAGTGGTACTTATCAAACTGGAGATCAAACATTTTTATCTTACCGTTATAACCTCACAATTTGGGGATAAGGAGAAACAATGGAATATGTAGTAACTAAAACAGCACTTTATGGTAAACAGCCAGGTGCCAAGTTTACAGAGAAAGAATTGCTTGATGCAGGTGCTAATATCCAAAAGTATCTTGAATCAGGTAAGTTAAAAAGAGTAGACGCTTTATCAAAAGCACCTACACCAGTAGCAAAAGAAGTACCAGCAGTACAAGCAGTACCACAAGTGCAGAAGGAAGAACCTAAAGCATTTGTTTTTAAATCAGATAACAATGAACAAGGAGATAAATAACAATGGCAAGAATAGTACTTACAGATGTAGATGTAGAACTTAATGGACAACCTATTGGTGAATACATTTCGTCAGTTACACTTAATACGCCAGAAGATGTGGTTGAGACCACAGCATTTGGCCCAGTTGGTGCAAGAACAAGAACTTCAGGACTCAAGGATCACTCCGTAGCCCTTGAATTTCACAATGACTTCGCTTCAGGAGCAATGGAAGATATTATTGATACAATTGGAATTGGTCAATTAACAAATCTTGTTATTAAGCCAACTTCTGCAGCAATTTCAGCAACTAACCCTGCTTACAGAGCAGACAATTCAGGTACTGGAGCAGCAAAGGCTGGACAAGTTTTGATTTCAGAATGGACTCCGTTAAATGGTGCAGTTGGAGAACTTTCAACTGTTTCTGTAACATGGCCAATTTCAGGTCAAATCGTTAAGGATGTAACTCCTTAATCATGGCAATCATAGTTTTAACTGATGTGTCAGTACAAATTGGACCAAGTTCAGGAACTGTGGTAGACTTGAGTGACCATGTTTCATCAGTTCAGTTAAGCACTGTACATGATCTTTTTGAAACTACGGTTCTTGGTGATGTATCAAAACGACAATTAGCAGGACTTGCAAATAATAGTGTAAGTTTTGACTTTTTGCAGGATTTTGATAATAACTCAGTAGAAGATACAATCGCTCCACTTGTAGGAGGAATTGCTTATTGCAAAATAAAGCCAAAAAGCAGTTCTGTTACAAGTGCTCAAAATCCCAGATACGAATTTGAGATTACAATTTCCGAATGGACCTCGTTAAATGGTGGTGTTGGTGAATTATCAACAGCACGAGTAACTTGGCCTATTTACGGAGATATAAATAAATACACAACACCTTAAAGGGGAAAAAATAATGGATGGATTATTCATAAAAGTCAGAACAACAGATGGTGAAGAAGGCGTATATTCTATTCGCCCAAAGACTATTGTTGCTTTTGAAAATAAGTTCAACAAAGGCTTTGCTAAATTACTTACAGAAGATCAAAAGTTAGAGCACATCTACTACCTTGCACATGGTGCATTGAAGGATGCTGGTAAGGCACCTAAGCCTTTTGGAGATGCGTTTCTTGACACACTTGAATCAGTGGAGTTAGCAAATGACCCAAATTCCGAATCCACAGAGACAGCCTAACCTATACGGTAGCAATGGTTTCTGTGGAGACAGGGATATCTCCAAACGATTTGCTTGAAGCACCTGATGGTGTTCTTGAAGCAATTGTTATTTATCTAAAGCAAAAAGCAAAGGAAGCGAGCAGGAAATGAGTAAAGATGCTATAGTGTTAACTGGTTTAAAGGAGACACTAAAAGCATTAGAACAATTTGACAAAGATGCAGTTAAAGAATTTAATAAAGTTATTAATTCTGAATTGCGTAAGGCTAAACAAGATGCCCAAGGCTTTGTCTCATCTACGCCACCACTTAGTGGATGGAATACTCAACCTGCTCGCAACCCTCGCTCTCGTGGTGGTGCTGGATGGCCACAATGGGATCAAAGCATTATCAGGGCTGGAATAACATCAACAAAGGCTGAGGGTAAAGTTAGAAAAGACTACACTACATCTTCTGGTGCTTTAAAGAATAGATCAGCCCAAGGTGCTATCTATGAATTAGCGGGTAGAAAGAATAAAAGCGCAGGCAAGAACAAGTTTATTAGTAACTTGGAAAAACAAGACGGAGACGCTTCTCGCTTAATCTGGAAGTCTGTAGATAAGAATAAAGATAGAATTATAAAAAATGTGTTTGATGCCCTTGAAAAGGCTAAAGCAACATTAAAACAAAATTTGAATAAGGAGAGTGCGTAATATGGCAACCACAGGTGCAGTAATTGCCAGAATTGTTTCTCAGTACTCAGATAAAGGCTCTAAGGCTGCACAAAAAGATATTGCCAAGATGGGCAAAAAGATTGATGCATTTGGCAAGAAAGCAACAAAAGCCTTTGCAGCAGCAGGTGTTGCAACCGTTGCCTTTGCAGGTAAACTTGCAGTAGATGCTGTGCAAAGTGCCATGGAAGACCAAAAGGCCCAGGCATCATTAGCAGTAGCACTTAGAAATACAACTGGAGCAACAGAAGAAGCCATAGCAGCAAATTCAAGATTTTTAGATAGTCTTGAACTACAAGTTGCAATTGATAATGATGAGTTAATTCCTGCACTAAAAACATTAGTAACAGCAACAGGAAATCTAAGCAAGGCTCAAGAATTACTCTCTTTAACCACAGACGCTGCTGCTGCATCAGGAATGGACATAGGCTCAGTTGCAAAAATAATTGCAAAAGCCCAGGGTGGGCAACTTGACGCATTAAAGAAACTTAACTTAGGTCTTGATCTCTCAAAAATTAAAGCAGGCGATTCTGTAGCGGTATTTAAAGAATTAGCAGAAGTAACAAAAGGACAAGCAGAAGCAGCAGCAAATACCTTTGCAGGTAAACTAACAACACTAAGATTAAGATTTAATCAAGTAGCAGAAGGCGTTGGATACGCTCTAATTCCAGTATTAGAAAAACTTGTAGATCGCATGGAAAATGAAGTTTTCCCTGCCTTTGAGAAATTTATTAGGCTAAATAAGCAAGAAATAGTTGATACTATTGCTGGGACAGTAACAGTTATTCAAAACTTTGCAGAAGCAGCAGTTGGTCTTGCAAAAGCAATTGACAGTCTTGGCCCTTTGCTTAAGTTTTTTGCTTCATCAATTGCACAGATATATCTTTCCATAAAACTATTTGCTGGAGTAAAATTAGTTACAAGTATTCTAAAAGGATTTCTTGGCACTTCTAGAGTTACAATAAAAGAAATAAGGCAGTTTGGTGGTGCCAGTGAGGCATTGGCAAAAAAGACTCCTATTCTTGCAAAAAGCATTAGAGGACTTACTATTCTTGTTAATTCCTTTAGAGTTGCTCTTGGTATGGCTGCCGTTACAGGAGCAGCAGCCTTGGGCCCAATTGTTGCAATGATTGCAATAGCAGCAGCAGCAATATTTGCAATCTATAAAGGCATGGAATATTTACTTGACAGAGCAGCCAAGAGAGATGTTAAAAGGGCTGCCGAAAAAAAGATAAGAATACAACAAGAAATTGATGCTGGTAATAGACTTGCTGCCTCATATGATTCTGTTGCAACAAGAGCGCAAAAAGCCTATGAGAAACAAAAAGAACAGCAAAATATAATTCTTTCAGGATTTAAACAGATTGAAGATCAAGTTAAAGACGCTAATGCAACTAATAAGAAAAACGCTTTAGATGCAGCAAGAGAAGCAAGAATGAATGCAGAGCAATTAGCAGATGAACAAAAGAAACTTTATATCCAGGGCTTGGAGAGAAAAGGTACTAAACAACTTGCCACTCTAAATAGAAATCTTCTTACAGATAAAAAGAAGATGGAAGTTCAACTTGCAGCAATTAAGAAGAACAATGCTAAATTAGATAAGCAAGGAATTAAACTCACAGATCCTGATGAGATGACTGCTATCCAAATGGAAGCAATCTATCAGAACCTTCTAAAAAACGGTAAAGTATTATTAGCAGAAACAACCAAGCAACAAAAGGCATTAGACGAATTAAAACAAAAGGCTGCAGACGAATATAACAAAACACTATTGCGTCAAGCAGATATTGTTCAGCACCTTGATAAACTAAGAGCAAACGACATAGTTGTAATTGGATATTTGGCCAATAAGTGGGAAATGACCACTGAGGCTGCTGATATGTATATTAAGAGCGTATTAGCAATAGGCGAAGTAAAATTAGATGATGCTGGAATCCTGGCCATAAGAATGGCGTGGGGAATGTCTGGAGATCAGGCAAAGAAGTATCTTGAGTTTACTGCTGCTATTAAAGCAGGACATGGCAACATAGGTAAAGAAAAACTTGAAGAACTTGGAAGAAAATGGTTTAAAGATTCTGATAATCCTACTGATGCTGCACTTAAATACGAACAAGCACTTGGTGCATTAGAAGATCATGAAGTTGGTGCAGATGAAATTAAGAAATTAGCAGAAGCCTGGAACACCACACCAGATGCAGTTGCTGCATATTTACTTGAAGTTGGAAAGCCATTTACTTTAACAGGTGATGCAAAACTTATATTGTCTGCAGATATGGTCAGTAAAATTGCTGGAGCATGGGATGCAGCAAGATTGGCTTTGATAGCATATCTAAATGCAGCAAAAGGATTTACCTTACCTAATACAAGTGGAACACCAAGTACTGGAAATCCAAGTGCAACAGGATGCCCTGCTGGAAGCATAATGGTTAATGGAAAGTGTACACCAATAACTCCTAAAGTTACTGATCCTATCTTAGGTGGTAGCAAAACAGACTCAGCAGCCTCAGCAGCAGCATATGCAGCAGCCAAAGCAGCAGGAGACATGACCGCAGCAGCAATCGCTGCAGCAGGAGTAAACCCAAGTGCACTAGCAGCAGGTGAATCTGGAGCAATAGGTGCAGCATCTATAGCAGCACAATTAAGAGCAGCAGAAGCAGCACAAGCAGCAGCAGACGCTGTAGCAAAGCAAGCATCATCACTAGCAGCATTTAAGGCTAAGGAAGCAAACGATGCAGCAGCAAGCAGGGCAATGGCAGCACAATTAGACTATGATGAAAGATTTAGATTTAGATCATTTACTGCACCTACTGCAGATCCACCACCAGCACCTTCACCAACACCTAAGACAAGTGATTTAAAAATAACTATTGATGCAACAGGAGATGAGTTATCTACTGCTATTAGAAACAGCCTCTTGTTCTCACAGTCTAATGGTAGCCAAATAACATTGCAGGCGATTTAAAATGACGCTACCAGTAATAAAAGTAGAAATTGACTTCTCAACTGGTCCATCATTTGGATATCCTTTTATTCTTGATAGTTTTTCTTTTGGTATTTTGGATACAAATGTTTTAGCAGATGGTCCCTCAGATCTTGTAGATATTACTCCTCAAGTTAGAAGAGTAACTACTCGTAGAGGTCGTAATAGACTACTTTCCCAGTTTGAGGCTGGAACTGCAACAGTAATACTAAATGATCCTATTTCTGACTTTAACCCTCAGAATACATTATCTCCATATTATGGTAAATTGTTTCCTTTGCGTAAGATAAGAATCTATGCACAGACAGTAATTTCTGGACTTTCTGTTGATGTTACTATATTTTCAGGATACATCAGTTCATTTGATACCTCATTTTATTCAGGCACTACAGAAAATGCTACAGTTACACTACAATGTGTAGATGCATTCCGCCTATTCTCAAATGTTTCTACTGAAATACCTCCAATTCCAGGAGCCACATCAGGTCAATTATCTGGAGCAAGAGTAGAAACTTTGTTAAACTTTGGAGATTTTCCTGACTCTATGATAAAAGCAAGTGTTGGACAATCTCAAATGCAAGCAGATCCAGGTGGAAATAGGTCTCTCTTACAAGCAATTCAGACAATAGAACAGTCAGAATTTGGTGCTTTCTTTATGGGTAGAAATGGTCAAGCACAGTTTTTAGACAGAGAACAGATTTCTAAGTTAGCAGATGTAATTTCAGGTGAATTTTCAGATGTTAATCCTTTACCTGCAGGTCAATTTCCTTATTCTCAAGTTGACTTTGCCTATGATGATCAACAAATTCTAAATGATGTTGCAGTTCAAGCATTGGGTGGGGCCGTATATACTGCAACTGATGCAGACAGTATTCTTAAATATTCTTATAAATCAGCAAATAGAACTGATCTTCTTATGTTAGACACATCAGAAGCAGAAGATCAAGCAAAAATGATTGTTGCTACTCGTAAGAATGCTGACATTAGAATTGACTCCATGCAATTAAACATGAACTCTGCTATTAATGAAAATAATATTTTGCTACAGTTAGCAATGGATATTTATTTTACAATTAACATTACAAAAACAATGCCTGGTGGATCTTTTATTACAAAAGAAGTTTTTGTTCAAGGAGTTACTCATGATGTTACTCCAGAGCAATGGAATACAACAGTTTACACTGCAGAACCTATTATCCAGGCTTTTATTCTGGATTCAGATACTCAGGGTATACTTGATACAAACGCTTTATCATACTAACTAAAGGAGAAAAACGATGCCATTAGGCGCAAACGCAGGCTATAAACTCTTCAATACTGGAGATGTTTTAACAGCAGCACAGGTACAAAATAACCTGCAAAATCAGACAATAATGTTCTTTGCATCTGCAGCAGTAAGAGATGCTAATACAGCATTGACGGCTGCCCTAACAGAAGGCATGTTTTGCTACCTTGCAGATACTAACGCTGTAGAATTCTACACAGGTGCTGCTTGGACAGCATTTGCTACTGGAGACATTACAGGTCTGACTGCAGGTACTGGAATTACCATTACTAACCCAACAGGCCCTGTACCAACTGTTGCATTATCAGGCAATCCAACATTAACATCACCAAAAGAAACAATTGAAATTGTTG